GCCATGATGAGCGCTTACGGCAAAGACGCTAACCCAAAATATGTTGAGTTGCTTGGCCAGTGGGGCATGCTGATCATGTCGTTTTATTTTGGCGGCCGCACCCTTGAGAAAATCATGGACATGAAGTCACAACGAAAGGACGCACAGCAATGACATTCAAACTTTCACAACGCAGCATTGAGCGCCTGGATGGCGTAAACGACAAATTGGTTGACGTTGTTACTCGCGCAATTGAAATCAGCACAATAGATTTTGGCGTGTCTGAAGGTTTGCGTACGGTCGAGAAGCAGCGCGAATACGTTGCTGCCGGCAAAAGCCAGACAATGGACTCAAAGCACCTGACCGGCGACGCTGTCGATCTCATGGCCTACGTTGCTGGCCAAGTGTCCTGGGAGTTGAATGTGTACGACAACCTGGCTGACGCAATGAAGCAGGCTGCAATTGAAAAGAATGTGGCCATCAAGTGGGGCGCTGCCTGGAACGTGCCAGACATTCGCTTATGGCGCGGCACAATGGAAGAGGCAATGAACTTCTATGTTGATGAGCGGCGCAAGCAAGGTAAGCGCCCATTCATTGACGCACCACATTTTGAATTAAGCTAAAATCTTTTTGCAGTTGCCAACTATCATTCGCATCTCCATGCGGAGTCCCCAGGATTAAAAACCCTGGGGATTTTTTTTACCATTTAGGCGCACAAGTGACATCGATGACAACCTCGGTTGTGTAGCCATTGATCTTGCGTTTGCCGTACAACATGACGCCACGCAGGCCATTGGTTTCACACTCGCGCACACCAACAATTACTTCATTCCTGGTAAGCGGCTGCACATGCTTGTCAATCACCAACTCTTGCTCAACTGCCTTCGGTGCGCTCGTTGAAGAGCAGGCCGAAAGCAGTCCCAGTGATGCAGCTACGATGAGTAGTTTTTTCATGGGACTCCCTTTCATTTATCAGTCACGAACCGGTTGGTTCGCTCAAAGGCTTCAATATCCTCCAGGCGGTAGCGGACTTCTGAATTACGTCCTTCGCCCAGCTTGAGATAGTTCGGCCCGGTGTTTGCAACTCGCCACTTTCGCAGCGTGTTGTCAGCAACTCTCCATCGCTCACACAGTTCCTTCGGTGTCAGTAGCTGCGACATGGTTACCCTCCTCAATAATTTCTCCTGTTGATGGTTCAATTACCTCTCCGGCGCGATCAGCAATAGAACGCTTTAAACGGGCCATAGGGGCGCTTTGCTCTTCTGGTGCTGGCGTGATATTGATTGGCTCTTTGCGCTCAACCTGGACGAATCCTGATGCCTCGTTGTCGGCTTGCAGCACGCTGTCCAGATCCGCGCTCGATGGCAGGCGCTTGGCCATGCGACGAATGACTGTCTTCTTGGCCATCTCGTCCCACCAATCAACCCAGGGGCCAAACTTGCCGGCACGGCTGGCAGCACGAACCTTCTCAACATCGGCCACGCTCATGACCTCGCGGTAGATCGCGCCGTCCTTGGTCTTGGCCACAGCGTACACAGCAATCTGTTTGCCGCGCTCTGCACCCAGGAATGGCTTGTGCGTGATCGACTCGTTGTCGCCAAGCTCGTACTCAAAGTGGTCTTTGTCGTAAACCACCTGGGCGCTGATGCTGGCCAACTCACCAGAGTTGCGGATCTTTTTCAAGATGCCACCAACCATTGGCATGTACTGCACTTTCTTGCCTTCTTTGGTGTTGAAGATGACGGGCGCAGCTTCACGGCCATCAAGCAGCAAACCGTCCTGGGCTGCCTTCATGCACGCACCAAGCAGGCTGCGGCGGTCAGCGCCCAAAAGCTCTGGGTTCATCTGCACAGCGGTCAACGTAGTGCGAATGAATTTCTCGACGGGGATTTGTGGTGGCAGTGCTGCTGCAAACTCTGGCTGCATTTTGACCAGCGTGCCGCGCATTGCTTCCATTGGGGTGATTTCTGTTCCAGTAGTCATGATTGGTTTCCTTCAGTTAAAAGATCGGATTGCTCCGAGATTGTTGATGATACCTCAACAGTAGCGCCTTTGCCCATCATTACTGCGACGTCAATGGCCTTGGCCACATCGATCTGGTAAAGCTTGCCGGCGATATGCCGCAGCGCTTGGGCCTGGCTTGATGCTTGAACCAGGTAGACCTGGCCATTGCCGGTGACCTTGTAGATGCGTTGTTCTGCTGCCATGATTAACCTTCTTTCTTTGGTGTAAATCGGAAATTGCGGAACCCTTTACGAGCGCCGATGTAAGTGCCCAACATGTCGGGCGTGACCAGAGTGCCGGCCGAGTCTTTGGTGACGCCGCAAGAGATCGTGCCAAGCGGTGACACGACTTTGCTGGCCTTGCCAATACGCTCCAGGATCTGCGCCTTGGTGGCGTCCTTCAGTGTGTCCTGCTCTTTGATCATGCGCGTGAGGTACGCGTACTGTTCGATCAATTGATCCAGGCTGCCATCTGACTCTGCGATCAGGTTGGCGTCTGCATCGTTGTGCAGTTTCTTGATGATGAATTCAGCGTCAGCGCTGTAGTCTGGCGATGGTGCTGTGTTATTCTGTACTTGTTCCCAGAACGCTTTCACGCGCTGGCGAATGTCTGCACCGATTTCCCTGTCGCGATTTCGGAGGACTACCTTTTGCTCGTTGCCGCCAACCAGGGCCACAAGCGCCGTCCATTCGTATCCAGAAATTTCCATTTGATGCTGGATCTGAAGCTCGATGTGTTCGGGCGCTTCAATGTTGCCGGCCCCATCATCAATCCATGATCGGCGGTATTGCAGGCCATCCACGTTCTTGATCTCTAGGATGCCTGGGCCATCACTCTTGCTGTTGATCTGAAAGTCAAAGCTTGAGCCGATGCGGGCGTCCATGTCACGCATGTACACGTTGAGCTTGCTGATGTCCCAGCCCTGGTCTTCGGCTGCGCCATGAGCGATTGCAGCCTCCAGGCGGTTACCCCAACGCATGCGCTCGTTTGGCTCGATGCGAACCACGACGTTGTCGCGTTTGTTGTGGAACAACTCAAACTCTGTGAGGTAAGGCGACAGGCCGTAAAGCGCTGACACCTCCGTGCTGGTCACATCCTTGGCACGCTGCTGTAGCCATTGCTCCTGGCTTTCAATTGCGATTGTTTCAATTGCCATATCAATTCTCCATTTCTTGATAAATTGCTTCCTCGATTGAGGACTGCTCCTTGTCGGTCACCTTGCGCTCTAACCACGGAGCCGGGCGACCACGCCGGTCGAGGATCTCCCATTCCATGTCGGTGCAACCAGGATCGTCCCAAGTTTGTGGCTCGGACTCGTAACTGATCACACCAATCAGGCATGGGATACCCGCAACGCGGTGTTCGATTTCTGCGATGTAGTTCACAACCACACCCGCAGCGTCTCTTCGTCGTCAACATGCTTGCTGAACAACGTGACTTCATGTGACTCACCCTTGTCGTCAACGATGTAAATCGTGCGAGTGACAAAGGTATCGTGTTCGCGTGTTTCACTGATGCGAACTGACTTGACATTGTGTACTGAAAATTCTGACATTTGTGTTGCTCCTTGTGGTTGCGTGTGGAAATTATAATCTAAATCGTTGACGTTGTGTCAACAACATTAAAACGGTGCGGCCTCAAAGTTTGACCAATCGATCTGCTTTTTGCGTGGCCTGGGCACTTTGCGTGTGATGTGTGGGTAGGACGGTTTGTCCCAAACCCAACGCACCACCGCGCCGTCGTCATCCAAGATGCCGTACTGGATCATCGTGCTGTGGTCTTGATGCTGAACACAGCGGTTGTGCTGGTGTACTCGGCAATCTTGTCCGTCGGGATAGCAAGATCTTTGGCCAACTTTTTCCAATCGGTGACAGAACGATCTGCCTCAACGTATGTGGACTTGAACAACGCACCTTCAAACACTTTGACGTTGCCGCTGCTGGCGATGTCTTTCATTGCATCTTTGATTGCGTCAGCTTGTTTTGTGAGTGTTGCAATTTGCGCCAACAATGTGCCGAGTTCGTCAGCAGAAGAAGCGGTGGTGGTGATAACTGTTGTCATGATTCTCTCCAGGTTCTAAACATTTAAAAGGTGCAGGCGTTGGGTTGATAAGCCTGCTTCCGGATCTTTCCCAAAATGTCGTCACGGCCATTTAGCTAACTCTGTCAGGCCAGGAGGCCATCGCTCGGTGCTGAATGCGGTATCGTTTTTTCGTCCGATGTAGAGATCTTACACCCACTTAAATCCACAACACAAGAACTTTGTGAAAATATTTATTTGTGGGAGTACGTTGCTTTGCTGAAACCCAGTGTTTACGGGGTGTTGAGCTTGTGGCAACATCACAACACTATGGAAAACAAACACATCACACCGGTCGAATTGGCCATCAACATGTTCGGCGGCGTACGCAAGCTGGCCAAGTGCATCGGGCGCGATCCTGCTGCCGTCTCACGCTGGCGCAAGAGCGGCCTGGTGCCCACCCAGGTACAACGCAAGCTGCTGACTGCTGCCGCTGCACGCGAGATCAACATCACCGCCCACGACATCGTGTTTGGGCGCGAGTCGCATGCTTGATTTCACGCTGCCCTGGCCACCAAGCAAACTGTCACCCAACGCACGCGTGCATTGGTCAACACTTGCCCGTGAAAAGAAAGCCTACCGCAGCGCCTGCTGGCTCACCGGCCTGGATCAACTCCGCGGCTGGCGGCCGGAGGTGCCCGAAGGCCCGCTCCTGGTTGAGCTTGAATTTGTCCCACCAAACAAGCGCAGCTATGACCGGGACAATCTGATCGCACGCATGAAGTCTGGCCTTGACGGTCTGTCTGATGCGTTGCGTATTGACGACAAACGATTTTCAACCCTAACTGCTAGAGTGAACGCAGAGCAGATCGGGGGTCTAGTCCGCGTTCGCATATCGAAGGAACCCAAACAATGAACCTAGCAATCCTCTCTGGCAATCTTGGCCGCGACCCTGAACTACGCGCTCACGGTGGCGACAACATCCTCAACTTTGCAATTGGTGTTGCCACCGGCACACGCGACAAACCCGAAACCATGTGGGTCGACTGCGCCCTATGGGGTAAACGTGCGACATCACTGCAACCGTATTTGTTCAAAGGCTCCCGCGTGACCGTCAGCGGCCCGCTCAAGCTTGAGGAGTACCAAGCAAAAGATGGCACGACCAAATCGCGCCTTCGCCTGTCTGTTGATCAAATCGATCTGCCGCCAAAGGCTGATGGCCAAACGCAACAAACGCAGCAGCCAGCCCGTGCAGCAGCAGCGCCAGCAGCCGGTGGCCCAGCCGACATGGACGACGACATACCCTTCTAAAAATATTTCTTGCACGTCTTCTTTGGTTTGGTTTAGAATTTGTGAACCGTAACCAAAGGAGATCGTTTTGAACTTATCACCCCGCGACATTGCAGCCCGTAACGGCAAACGCAAATACGACGGCAAGCCCTGCAAAGCATGTGGAGAAACAGAGCGCTACACCATCAACTGCGCTTGTGTTGCCTGCACCCTGGCCGCCAACAAAAAAGAAACTGACCGCATCAAGGAGCTTTTGCAAGCCTCCAAGGTTGGTGCCTGATGCACTACTATTCATTCAACATTGGCGACTACGCCAGCCACACCAGGCATCTATCGCCGATAGAAGACCTGGCATACCGTCGGCTGCTTGATCTGTACTACCTACACGAACAGCCGCTCAACGAGCGTTCAACGACTGTTGCACGACTCATCAACTTGCGTGACAACCAGGTTGAAGTGCAGGCAATTTTGGAAGAGTTTTTTGAATTGGTCGAGGGCACTGGCTGGATCAATCAGCGTGCTGATGACGAGATCGCCAAGTACCACGGCAAGCTAGAAGCCGCGTCCAGAGCGGGCAAAGCATCTGCCGAGAAGAGATTGAACGCCCGTTCAACAGATGTTCAACCAAACAAGAAACAAGAACCAATAACCATAAAACAAGAAACAGTAGTAAAGACAAAGCCGATCGCCCCACCTGACGGTGTGTCGCCGGCCACATGGTCTGACTTCCTGGTGATACGCAAAGCAAAGAAAGCACCGGTCACAGCAGCAGCAATTGCAGGCATTGAACGCGAAGCACGCAAAGCACACTGGTCACTTGAGAAAGCTTTGGTCGAATGCTGCGCCAGGGGATGGGCAGGCTTTAAAGCTGAATGGGTCAACAAGGAGCAGCAACAAAACAAAACGCAGCACCAGATCAACCAAGAGGGCATTGCACGCTCACTCGGACTTTTACCAAAACACGAAGAATATCAAGGCAACGTAATCGAAGGAGAAATCTATGACGCAGAACCCACTACCAAACGCTTGGGTTGAGAAGATCTTTGCTAGGCTGCAAGGCATCTACGGCCGAGAGTTCACTGGCCAGT